CCGCGCAGGGTCGTCTTCGGCATCGTCCCGCCGGCGCCGGAGAGGTCGCCAATCGGGATGCCGTAGGTCGTGAAGATGCCTTTCAGCAGCGCGGGGATGCTGGCACCCTGCGGCACCAGCAACTCGTCTTCCGACTGCGCGAGATAGATGAGCGGGTCGTAGGCGGTGATCTCCAGGCTGGTCACGCGCGGGTCGACGTACTTGATCTGCCAGGCACGCCCGCGAAAGATTTCGGTCCAGCCCTCGCCCCAGTCGGCCAGCAGCGAGAGCCAGACGCCCACCGGCAGGGATTCGTGCAGCGGCGAGCCATCGGGCAGGGTCGTGTTGGCGAGCGTGACCTGGAGTCGGACCGCGAGGTCGCCGCCCTGCTCTTCCCATGTGAGCGTGCCGATGGCCTCGTCCAGCACCAGGCTGGGACCGGTCGGCAGCAACGCTTCCAGCGTGTAGCGCGTCTCCGCCGTGTCGATGATCTCGACGGCCACCTATTGCTCCCGCCCGCCGGTGGCGCGCGTCCCCTCGACGACCGGGGCGGACTGATTGGAACCCGGCTTGACGTAGTCGGTCGTCTGTTCGCCGGCCGTCGGCTTGTCCGAGCTGGGCAACTTCAGGACCGTGCCCACCTCGACCTTGTCCGGGTCGTTGCCGAGCGCGTCCTTATTCAGCTCGTAGATTTCCTTCCAGCGAGACGAGTCCCCGAGTTGCACCTTGGCGATGGTCGTCAGGTTGTCGCCGGCCTTCACGGTGTAGCTGGTGGGCGGCGGGTCTTCCGACCGCGAGGTGGGCTGCGTCTCGGGTGCCGGCGCCGGTTTCGCATTCGGGTCGTCGGATGGCAACGCCGCCCCCGGCGTGTCCGTAACGGTCCCGGCCACGTCGACCAGCTTGCCCTGCCCGATGGCGGCGATGGCCGCGGCCTCCTCGGGCGTGGGCGTGTAGAGCTGGACGAACACCGGCCGAAGCTCCGTCAATTCGATGGTGTAGGTGATGTCGCCGTAGCCGCCCGCGAACGTGCGCTCCAGGCGCGAGATGAACACGTCGTCGTGGATGTCCGTCTCGGTGATCAGCAGGTGCAGGCGGGTGTTGAAGCCCTGCCAGACGCGCAGGTTCCAGACGGCGTCGATGGGCTGCCGCCAGAACTTCACGAAGGAGTAATTGAAGCGCGGCGCGCCGGGCAGGATGCCATCCCACGCGAAGCGCATCGCGGCCCGCCCGCGCGGAATCTGGATGTCGCCCAGCGCCGCCGAGGCGAACGTCACCGCCTTGCTCTCGTCGCTGACGGTCACCTTCTCGGGGTTCATCGGGAAGACGAAGCGCGTGAGCGGGTTCGCCAACTCCGTCAGGACGAAGTGCATGCCGGGCGGCAGCAGGTCGAGCGCCGGCCCGATGCCGACGCCGGGGACGAGGATGTGGCCGACGCCCGAGCCGCCCTGCTCGACCGAGGCCGAGGCCGAGTCCACCGCGACGACGTTGCCGTCGTTGTAGGCCACGCGCGGTCGTTGCTGGTTGTCCGTCATTTCCTGGTGTCCGAGCGGAAGTTGGGATGCATCAGGTCCAGGTCGTCCGCCATCTCTTCGTAGATGGCGCCCTTCACCATCCGGGCGAATTCGCGGGCCTGCTCGGGCGTCACCGCGCCGTTGAAGGTCATCGGGAACGCGCCGTCCGAGATGACGACGGTCTTCGACCCGCCGTCGCCGCCGGCGTAGGCACCGAACCGTTCCGGCTGGCCCCCTTCGGCGAACGAGTAGGCATTGCCGTAGCGATCCGTCCCGCGCACCTCGTTCCAGAGCGTCCCGCCATCCTTGAAGCCGTGGCCGGGCCAGAGGTCGGCCAGGTAGTCGTTGGTGACGCCGAAGCCCGCGTCGATGAGGTCTTGCGGGCCGCCCCCGCGCAGCACGATGCCGGCCGGGATGCCGCCGCCGTTGTAGGCCGCGAGCATCGCGCCGACGTTCTCGCCGTACTGCTCGAACAGGTCGTGGTCGTACTTGGCCGCGACGGGGAGGGCCAGGAACGGGTTGAAGCGATCCGCCAGGCCGATGCCCAGGCCCTCGGCCGTGGCGTCGGTGATCTGGGCCATGCCGCCGATGCCGAGGGTCGGGGACTCCTTGCGCCAGGCGTCCTTGCCCCAGATGACGCCGGGGTCGAAGTGCCAGCTCTCGCGGAACATCTGGTGCGCGAAGACGTAGGGATCGACGCCGGCGAAGTCGGCGGCATCGCGGGCCATCGCGCCGTAGTCGAGCGACGGCGGATTGACGTGCGAGGTGACCCAGTCCGTGTTGCGGTAGTCCGCGCCGGGCGTGACGTACTCGGGGCCGCGTTCGCCCAGCGAGTAGGAATCGCCCGAGCGCAAGCCGTAGCCGACGACCGGCTCGTTCAGCCAGCCGCCCTCGGCGAAGCCGCGATGGCCGGGCGTGCCCTTCATCCCGGTGATGCCCTTCGCCTTGGGGCCATTCCATTCGTCCCAGCCGTGCGCGGCGATGTAGCGGAGGGCGAAGTTCACCTGCTCTTGCCAGGTCGTCGGGTCGCTGGCGTGCAGGCCGGTTTGCGCCGTGAACGTGCTCCCGACGCTCCCCTTGAGGTAGTTCAACTGGAACGGTCCCCAGGACGCTTCCTGGATGCCGGTGTCCTTGTCCACGAACTGCGAGCGATAGTTGGGCTTGAAGCCGCCCTCGCTGGAGACGGCCACATCGACCACGTTGGGGTCGAAGCCCATCGCGGCGGCACGCTGCCGGATGTACTTGTGGATCACGTCGCTGCCGGCACGCGGATTCGACTTGCCGTGCCCGCCCGGACCGGTCATGGGGTTCTGCCAGGCCGGGTTGTAGCCATAGTTGCCGCCGGTGCCGGGGTCTACTCCGGCCCCGGCGCCGCCACCCCCGCCGGGCATGGCTAACTTGGACTGCTGCGATTTGGTCGCGGCGATGAACTCGCGGATGCCGCCCTGGCCCTTGCTCTCGATCTCGCCGATGGTCATCCAGTCGCTGCCGCCCACCGCGACGCCGGTCGGGCCAACCCACAGCTTCTTGTTCACCGGGTCGTAGCCCTGCGCCAGGAAGTAGTGGTACGGGGTGTCGATGATGACCGGCTCGCCGCCCTGGAGGCGCGTGAGCGCGTCGGACTGCTTGATCGGCTCGGTGTTGACGCCCATGTGCTTCAGCAGGTCGCGCTCGGACGACGGCCCTTGCATCTGGCCGTTCGCGTAGTCGCCGGTCTTCACGGCGATGCGCGTCACCTGGCCGACGCCGCCCTTCTCGACCACGCCGAACGCCTTGGCGAAGCCCTCGGCGGCGATGGGGCCGCAGATCGAGGCGATCATGCCCGGATCGAACCCGGCCGCTTGCATCGAGGCCACGAGGTCGGCGTTGGAAGAACTCTGGGCCTGCGCCAGGTGGGTGGTCGAGTCGAAGACGCCCGGACCGGTCGGCTGGGTGAGCTGATTCATGAAGGAGAACATCTGCTTCTCGAGCTGCCCCATCGCGTCGTCGAGGCCCTTGACGGTCGGGATGAGTCCGGTGAGCTTCTGGTCCGTATCCTTGACCGCCGGCGTCATGCCGGTCTTGAGCACCTTGGTCGCGTCTTCCAATTCGGGGTTTGTCCCGTCGCCCATCAGCTTGCGCATCTTCTCGATTTCCGGCGTCAGGTCGTCCTTGAAGGCCGACCCGGTCTGTCCCACCGCCGGGGTGGTCTCGCCCGTCAGCGTGCCGGTCAGCAAGTCGAGATACTTGCGGTACTGGTCCATCGCGTTGGTCTGATCCTTCATCCCGTTCATCATCTGCGCGTACGCCTCGGCATCGGAGACGTGCGGGGTGATCGGGATGCCGCCGGCGCTCGTCTGTTGCCCGGCGGGGATGGGATTGCCTTGCGGATCGAGCAGCACCTCGGTATTCGCCGGGAAGACGCGCTGCATCGCGCCGGGCACTTCGGCGAAGGAGCCCGAGCCGGGCGTCTTGTCCTCGAAGACCGACTTCCAGACTTTCGTGATCTGCTGGTCGATCTGGCCGCTCCCCACCTGATTCGGGTCGCCGAAGAGGGCCTTCATCGCGTCGATGCGGGCCTGGCCGCGCGCCTTGATCGTCTCCGGCGACGCCTTGACCTGCTGGGCCTGGGACTTCATCCAGTCCTCGATGCCCAGGCTGACGCCGGCCTTCGAGGTCAGCGAGTCGATCCCGCGCCCGAGCGTCTCGGCCAGCATGGTGATCAGCGCGGGCACCATCTCGTTGATGCCGTACTCCATCCCGTTGAACAGCGAGGCCATGATCTGGAACCCGGCCGACTGGAGATTGACGGCCTTGATCAACGCCTCGTAGACCACGGCGGCGATCACGCGAATGATCAACACGAAGAACGAGATGATCGTGTTCAGGATGAGCGAGCCGAGGTTGCCGAACACCACCAGGATCGCCTTGACGAACGAGATCATCCATTGCGACCCGGCGCCATTCGTCTTGTCCGTCATGGTCCCGGTGATCGCCCCGACCAGCAGGTCCGCCAGCGAGTTGAGCAGGGCGGGCAACAAGATGCCCAGCCCGGCGATGGCGTTGCCGATGGTCTGGACGATCCACAGCAACACGCCGCCCAGGATAGAGCCGAGCACGCCGAGCACCGACTCGGCGATCTTGCCGCCGTCGTTCTGGATGTTGAACAGGTTCCGCTTCCACGCCTCGTCGAACGCGGCCAGCGCCAGGATGGCGATAGCGATGGCGGCGGCGAGCAAGGCCCACGGGCCGAAGACGGATACCCACAGGGCGCGCATCCCCCAGGCGGCGCGAATGGCCCAGATGCTGACGCCCACCAGCGCGCGCGTCAGCACCAGGAACACCTGGGCCGCGAACAGCGCCGTGTTCAGGACGAAGCCCAGCACGGTGCGCACTGCGCCGAGCAGCAACCCGAGGGGGCCGAGCAGGCGCCCGACCAGGCCCAGGACCGGGCCGAACAGCAGGAGCGCGCCGGCGGCCAGCAACACCCAGCCGGTGAAACGTCCGAGCGGGCTACGCAGCGATTCGAGCAGCGCATGCACGGGCTTGAGGGCCTCGAAGCCTTCGAGGAAATTGATGATCGCGTCCGCGATCTTGCGACCCCAGTCTTGCGTGATGGCGTAGACCAGCGGGAACCAGGTACGAATCTCGGCCTTGATCGTATTCCAGATTTTCGGCATCTCCTTGCGGAGCCAGGGCAGGACGTACTTCTCGATCCATTCCCAGAAGACCTTGGCGATCTGGTACAGGGCACGCGCGATGACCGGAATCTCCTTGATGAGCCAGGAATAGATGCCGGCGAAGGCGCGGAATAGCCACTTGAGCACTTCCGGCAACACCGGGATCAACCAGTTGACGAACTCGCGGAACCACAACTCCAGATAGCGCCCGAGGGTGGGCGCCATGTCGAAAATCCAGTTCACCAGCATGCGGATGAGCTGGAAGGCGGAGTTGAGGATTTCGGGCAAGACCTGGGAGAAGCCGTCCGCGAACGCGAACACCCACACCCCGACCGCGTGCAGAATCGACGGCGCGGCGCGCAGGATGACCGACATGACCGTGCGGACCACCTTCACGATGGCCGGGATGACGATGGGCGCGGCCTGCTCGAAGGCGTAGAAGATTTGCTGCACCCAGGACACGACCGCGTTGCCGATCTCATCGGCGTGGGCGATCACCCACTGGGCCGTATCCGTGACGAGCGCCTGGAATGCTTGCAAGATGCCCGGCAGCCAGGCGTTGATGGCTGCGATGGCCTGGTCGACCAGCGACGAGAACATGATGAATATCTGGTCGGCCGCGCCGGTCATGTCGCCCTGACTGAGCGAGCCGAGCGCGCCGCCGACCCCGGTCGCCAGGGTCTTGAAGGCCCGACCCATGACGGCGAGCGGGGCCATCCCCGTCGCCGCGCTGCCGAAGATGGCCTGCATGATCAGCGAGAACTTGTCCCACAGGCTGACCGACTTGGCGAACTCGTCGCTGGTCACCATGTCTTTCACGCGCCCGACGACGCCGACCAGCGGGTCGACCACAATCTTGGCCATCGACGCGCCCAGCGAGGTGAGCCCCTGCTCGAAAAGCTTGACCTCCTTCTTGTTCTCGCGGAACCACTTGACGATCTTCAGCATGTATGGCTGGATAATCGAGGCGACGCCGCGCCCCCAGGCCATCATCACCGACAGGTCCCAGATGTCCTGGATCGAGGACCACAGGCCACCCAGCGTCTTGGCCTGCGCCTCCATCATGCCCTTCCAGGGGCCGGTGTTGAGCCAGGTGAGGATCGCCTTGATCGCGCGGTTGGCGGGCACCTGGCCCTTGCGCATGTACTCCTGCACCTGCTTGGTGGTGATGCCCCACTCGTTGGCGAGGATTTTCAGCACCGGGATGCCCTGCGACTGGAGGCGCAGCGTCTCGCGCGCCTGGACGCGACCCTTCGTGTACATCTTGCCGATGGCGTCCACGACGGCCGCCGTGCGCTGCGGGTCGAGCGACAGCGCGGCCTGCGCGTTGCCGATGCCGTTCAGGATGCCGGGGATGTCCTTCAGCGCCAGGCCATAGGCGAGGATCATCTGGGTCATGTCGCGCACGTCCTGGAACCGTTGCGGCGAAACGATGGTGAAGTCCTTCAGGTACTCCATCGTCTTGACGGCCATCTGGGCGCTGCCGGTCAGGGTCTTGAACGCGATCTGCGCCTTCTCCGTCATCGCGTACACGTTCAACGGGCGGATGATCCCGACGAACGCGGCGGCGGAGGAGGCCATCAAAGCGGGGAGCGTGATCAGCGTGTTGGCGACGCCGGTGATGGTCCGTCCCAGGCCGCTGATGAGCGACGAGGCGCGATTGAAGATGCCGACCGGGATGCTCAGTGGCGCGCGCGCAATCGCCATGAGGGAGCTGCGCAGGCGACGTAGGCCGGCGGTCGCCAGGTCGCGGATGCCGACCAGGAAATTGATCGGCAGCCGCGATGAGTTGCGGGCGTTGCGCATGCTCCGCGCGATGCTGCGCTCGAAGGCCGTGACTTGCATCCGGGCGCGTGCAATGCCCTCGCTGGCCTGGTCCAGCACGTTGAGGACGATGGTCACCCGGTAAGGATTGATGCTACACCCTCACTCTTTCTTGAGTACAGTGTAGATGCATCACGACTACTTCCTGCGTGCCGCCGCTTGCTCGTTCGCCTTCTTCTCGGCCTCCAGCGTCGCTCGCGTCGAGGCGTTGCAGAAGATTTCGCGCAGGGGGCGCCACCGGTTGCCCCACTGCTCGTCGAGGAATCGGCCGGTCCGCTGGAAGGTGATGCTCGCGAGGGCCAGTCGGCCGCCGGCCTCAATCAGGGCTTTTGACTTCCTCTTCCAGGTCGTCCTTGAACCCGCTGATGTCCTGGATCAGGTCGACCAGCTCCGACTTCTCGCCGGCGCGCAGCACCTTGTCGATCAGGTCGATCCCGTTGACGACCTTGGCCTTGCGCTGGTACTCGTCGTTGTCCCAGAACCTCTTGCGGTCCTCGGCCGTGGTGGCCTTGTGGATCAGGGCGCTGCGGAACTTGGCGTTGTCGGTGTCAATCGGGACTTTGGCGCCGAAGGCCCGCTTGGGGCGGTCGAAGGTGGTCCCGTGCTTGCCGGCCGCCGTGAATTCCGCCTCGTCCAGCGGCATGACGTGGATGGTGAAGAGCACCTTGCCGTCGCGGACGAGCGGCCACTCGCGCACGTCCGACTTCTGCGTCTCCAGGGCTTCGAGGAACCCTTCGAGGAGCTGCGGCTCTTGCGCGCGATAGTCTTCGGCTTGCGGGCGGTCGAGCACCGCCTGGAGGTCGCCGAAGCCCTTCATGCCTCCCGAGCTGTCCATGGTTCACCATTCCTGCGCGGCAAGGGCGCGGGCCAATGTGTAAGTTACACATTGGCCCGCAGGCCCAAGACAGACGGAGAACCCCGTCCGGGGACGACTAGATGTCGGCGTTGAGCTGTTCGATGATCTGCGGCGGCTCGTTGAGGCGGAACGACCAGGCCCGGCTCATGATATTCCCCGGATCGACGTTCAGCACGTCGATGGCGCCGTCGGGGACGCACTTGCGGAAGATCATGCGCGAGTTCGAGCCGTTCATGCCTTCGAGGATGCCCATGAAGTTGAAGGTCGGGATGGTCCGATTCCAGACCGCGTCGATCAGCTTCTTCAGGAAGCGCCCGTCTTGCACCACCGTCTCGGTGAGGGTGAGCGTGCCATTGGCATTCTGGATGACGGCCGCGACCCACGCCGAGCCGGCCGCCTGGTAGTCGTTGTTGGAGACGTTGACCTGCACCTGGAAGACGGGCACGGCCGCGAGGAAGTGGCCGTCGTCGGCATCGTAGAGCGTGCCGTGGAAGCCCGGAATGACCAGGCGCGAGTCGAGCACGGGGCGTTGGGTGGCCATCGGCTACTCCTCGCGTCCTTACGCGCTGAAGATGAACGTGATGTACAGCTTCTCGGCGCTGTCGTTGTCGACGACGTTGCAGACGAACCAGGCCGAGTCGCTGGTCGGCGGGTTGCCGGCATCCTCCGCGATGGTGCCGCTGCGCAACAGGCCCTGGCCGATCATGTCGGTGATGACGCCCATGCCCACGCCCACCAGGAGCTTGCGACCGTCCTCGTCGTTGTTGACGCCGCCGATCAGGTCGTCCCAGGCGTACGCGATGTTGTCGATCAGGGCATCGCGCGTCCGGGTACGCCGAATCTTCTTCCAGCCGGCGTCGCGCGTGGTGTCGGGGATGGTGAAGGTCGTGAGCCCCTGCTCGATCTTGACGTTCTTGCGCGCGCCAATCGAGAAGAGGAGCCCGCCGCTGCGCAGCATCGACTTGATCTGCGAGTCGGTCATGGCGCCCACGATGCCGAGGCCATCGGGCAGCGAGATGTTCGTGACCGAGCGCCGCAGCGGCGTGGCCGCGATCACCCCGGCGGTCCGACCGGCCGCCTTGGCCCCCTCGACGACGACCGTGCTGTTGGGGACGCCGAGCGCGGCGTGCGAGAAGCCGTTGGCGACGTAGACGAGCCCCTCGTTGTTGTAGAGGGCCGCGTCGTTGAGGCGCGTGTTGAAGGCCACGCTGGACGGCTCGCCGATGACGCCCATCACGCGCTTCCCACCCTGGCGGACCTTGTCGATCCAGGCGTCGAGCGTCCCGTGGTCGGCAACCTGCTCCGTGTCGAGCACGATCAGGCCGAAGTCCTGCGTCTCCATCGCGGTGAGCGCGCGCGACAGGTCGCCGGCCGCCGGTACGGGGTCCGTACCGCCGAGCAGCGGCTTCATCGAGACGACGGCCATGATCTTGTCGTTCGTCCCGGCGTTGGCGACGGCGAAGTTGATCCAGTTGCTGTTGTTGCCGATGACATTCGCGGCAGCCTGGAACTCGCCCGGTAGGGCCGCGCCCTTCGCGAACGTCCAGACCTCCAGTTGCGCGGTCTGGTTGTAGACGATCAGGTTGCGCAGCGTCGTCGGGCTGACGATGTCGTCCTGCACCGAGATGGAAACGTCGTTGCCCTTGGTGCCGGCGTACTTGGCCGTGATGTTCGCGCCGACGATGGGGGTGACGGCCGTCATGTCATTGAGGCTCGCGGTGGCGACGACCCCCGCATTGGCGGCCGTGCCATTCATGCGCCAGGCGAGGAGGTCGCGGCAATTGCCGAGCAGCACCTCGCGCAGGAGGTCCGTGGTGCCCTGGCCGGCGGTCCCGAACGTGCTGTCGATGTCGCTGGCGCCGTAGATGGGCGTCGCGACTTCCAGTGGCCCCCACGGGGCACGAATGACCGCCGCGACCCGGCCGCGCGTGGCGTCGAGGCCCGGAAGCGGGGTGCCGCTCACGATCCGGACGTAGACGCCGGGTCGCTCCTTCGTCTCGCCCTCTTGGAAGATCATTCCGGGCATTGCCTAGACCTCCCGCGCCAGGAATTCGTCGAGTGCCGCCTGGGCCTCGGCGCGCGTCATGCGCGTCTTGCCGGCCCAGCGGAGCATACCCGACACGACCTCCGGCGTGGTGCCGAAGGCGTGGGCCGCGCGCATCAAGTCGACGCGCTCGTATTCGGAGGCTTCCGCCTGGGCCTCGCCGGCCTTCGCGGCTTCCTTCTGTTCGGCGGCGGTCATCGTGCGTGGCTCCTCGACCGCCGGTTTCTGGGCGCGCGCCTCGGCAAGGCGCTTCTTCTCGTAGCGTGCGCGCAGGTCGCGGTC